GTCTGCGTGTATCTCCTTCACAACGGTGAGCCACACGCCCGCTCTGACGTAACTTGCTTGCTGACCGCAGAACGCGCTGCCGTGAGTAACCTGCAAAAGCATCCGCAATGTCTCCGGAAGTACACCCCGGATGGGCTTCAATGAATTTCTGAACGTCATTCAAAAGACTCATGATCACCCCCTGAATCCTGCCGGGATCTGGCTGTAGTCCACGTTGTCGTAACTGGCTTTGAAGTACGGGTCCTCACGTCCGGCTACAGATACCGCAGGAACTTCCCAGGATTCTTCGAAATGACGATCCGGACCAAAGAACGTGACAGCCTGTTTCACAAATTGTGTGCCGCTGTTACCCATCGCAGATACCCAGCCCGCGTAGCGTTTCACACCTTCCAGCATGGTTTCGGGGTTTACCCCCTCATTCAAACGGGCTTTCCAGGCTTTGAAGGCTGCAGATTTTGAATTGCCACCAGCACGTTTGGGATATGCCAGCCATGCCTGCTCAAACTCTGGAGAGTATTCCGGTCGGTTTGAACGAACTCGCACAGACTCATCAGCAGATGCACCAACAGCTATTGGTTCATTGACTGGTTCAAAAGAGTGACTGGTTCTGGGTGAATCTCCTGCACTACCCCCTGGTGCAACTCCTGCACTACCTAGTGCAACTCCTGCACTACCTGGTGAATTTGCTGCACCAGATAGTGAATTATTTGCACTACTCCCTAGTGAATCTCCTGCACCATCAAGATGAAGGAGATAGATATTACTTGAGTTACCTTTTTCACCTTTCCGGGTGACTTTTTTTACCAGCCCGGACTCACAAAGGGCCGCAATATGATTCATCACAGAACGTTTGCTAATCTCGCACTGGTCAGCAATATGCTGGTAGCTGGGCCAGCACTCACCCTGATCGCTGGCATTATCAGCCAGCTTGATCAGAACCAGTTTTCGCAATGGATTACCCACTCGAATTTTCATCGCTTTAACCATCAGCTCCATACTCATGCTGCACCTCCGAGATGCTTCATGTTTTTTCCGGAGCGAAAGGCTATAAGCGGCATACTGACGCGGTAATTACGGCCCAGCGGTTCACAAATCACCTTCTGACATTCACGGTCAACCAGGCTAACACGTAGAACATGCCCTGCAGGTGTGGTGTACCACTGACCCGGACGAGGACAACGGAAAGTCTGATTGGTAAACCGTTTGAAAATATTCCGGATCATTTGCGCCCCCTTACCTCTGAAGGGTTCAGCGACAAATTTATGAGGCAGGCCAGTGCCGAAGCATCATTAATATAGTCATACAAGCTAACAGCCAGCGGAGATTCGGCTTTTGCCAACATAGGATAAAGCTGCTGCAGCCAGACCTGATGAATTGATGAAATGTAGGAATAGAGAACGCTGGCGTTATGTGCAACGTCGCTCAGTACAGAGGGATTTGAAAGCTGTTTCTCCATCTGGTTAAAGGCATTGATGTATGCCTCTTTGAACTGGGCAGCACGTTTACCCGTGAAGCCCATGGCAAGAAACGCAAAACCGTCGCGGGTGATTTGGTAACAAGGGAGTTTGCGGCCTGTGCAATCGGTGTAATCACTGGGCTGAAAATTCAGCTCAGTGAATTCAACAGAGCACTCAAGCGTCTGGATTTTTTGAATAACGTTTTTGTGCTGCTTGCAGAAATATTCGGCAACGGCCAAAGAAGAGGTAACAGCCTTCCCATGGATAACATCAATTTTAGGGTGAGTTTGGGTAGGGGTGGTTGCCATAGTGACATCCTCATGTGCGAATTTTGAAAACTCACCACATGGGACGCCAATCACAGAGGTGGTGAGACGTACAGGGTTGGCGTAACCGGTCGCACATGACCCCGGCGCATCTTTCGATGCCCCTGCACGCCCCACCATAATTTGGATGTGAGGAAACGTGCGCAAAAAAACCGCTGAAGCGCGGTTATGCGCATGTGCGAATTTCAGGACGCCAATCCCGGCACCCGCTTTATAAGGTGCCTGAGCAGTGTAACGTCCCGGAATTGCAGAATCAATATGCTGGTGGTCCTTCACACTCAACAAAATCACGCCTGAATTTCCACAAAGGACTAAAGCACTCATGCGGGTAGTCTTTGCGAAGATAGATAACGCGCTGTGTTTCTGGCTCCCAACGAATAACATGGACATAAAGCCCTCTTCCGTCACGAAACCAGCGGTTAAGTTCCTGCACAACTCGCCCCCCACAGTCAGGTAAAGTTCTCTGTGGTTACTTACAGCCAGGTGATTTGGTAATCTGCATTCATGCCGTAACAACAGGTGTTCAGCGACGCTGACCACCAGCTGTTGCGACAAACGGTTATTTGCCGTTAAACTGTTCATGCGTTAGTTTCTCCACAGACACAAAACGCCACGACGCCCGGAGCTGCACACTCGCGGGCGTCACTCTTTTCTGGAGCGCAAAAGATTTTGTAGACCAGTGCTGCATGCTCCTGGAGCTTCGAAATTGACAGATACAACTCATCATTAATTGCTGTCTGCTCGTGTGGCTCCACTACCCCATCTTCGATTGCCGAACGAATCTGCTTTGAGTAACTCCCGATCTGTTCGATGGCTTCCAGCAGGCGCTGGTTTATATCGGCGTTCTCTACTTCCTCAATTTCAGGAAGCGATACAAACACCCCACCAGCAGACTGTGCGACAGCATCCGCAATGTAGTGAGTGCCAGCCGCGCGCTGTAAAATCATTGCCCATCCCAGCGGGAAAATCTGATCGCCATCTGCACGAAGGCGGTTGAATAAAGCGTTCTCTGTTACATCCAGCCACTCAGCAGCTTCAGCGTAACCTCCCGGCAACGCCGCGATAGTTTTTCTGACAGCTTTCACGTACCACTCAGGTTGTTTTTCCACTTTCCAGTGATGCTTACCCACGGCTTACCTCCTGTTCCTGTGGTTTAAACCCATTCTGGTTTTGGCTAGATTGAAAACGTGCCGGATAAAGAATCTGCATTTCGCTGATTTCACCCTTAAAAAAATTGGCCAGACGTTCTGCAAGATCGATAAATGGAATTTGTTCCTGTCTTTCAATACGACTCAGCGTCGCTGGATTGACCTGAACGCCCGCAGCAACATGCTGCAAAGTAAATCCGTGCGCCTTACGCACATTCCGTAATGGTGATTGCATATAACCTCCACATATTGCGTGATGAGCATATTATTTCACGCAAATATTTTGCGCAAGTTGATTTGCTTAACGCGCAATAAAGAAATGTAATAAACGCATGAACATAGGAAATCGAGTCAGACAACTTCGCCAGGCGAAGAACATGAAAATCGCCGATCTCGCTGAAGCAATAGGAGTGGATGCGGCGAATATCTCGCGCCTCGAAACAGGTAAGCAGAAACAATTCACTGAACAAGCCCTGAGTAATATTGCCAGGAGCTTAGGTGTTGATATTGCTGATCTCTTTACCTCAGACCTCAAAAGTAATACTGTATGTAAAAACAGTATTAGTGAGGATGTTGCGCAGGTGAAGGATGTATTCCGTATTGAAATGCTGGATGTCAGTGCCAGTGCGGGAAATGGCCTTATCCAGGGCGGTGATGTCATTGATGTGATTCATGCCATTGAATACAGAACTGATAATGCTGTATCGATGTTTGGTGGACGACCAGCAAATCACATTAAAGTTATCAACGTTCGTGGGGACAGTATGTGTCCAACCATTGAGCCAGGAGATCTCATCTTCGTTGATATCAGTATCAATCAGTTTGATGGGGATGGTATATATGCATTTGGTTTTGATGATAAAATTTACGTCAAACGACTGCAAATGATACCTGATAAACTGCTGGTAATTTCTGATAATCAGATTTACCGCGAATGGGGAATTACCAGCGAAAACGAACATCGGTTTATGGTCTTTGGAAAGGTCTTAATCAGTCAGTCACAAACCCTTAAGCGACACAATTAACCCCTACCTCAACATCAATTAGCCACCAGAAGGTGGCTTTTCATCACCCACCAAATTGCATATCTCGCAATAAAAACACTTGCATAATGCGCAACTTCATTTTATCTTTCTTTCCAGACATACAAACAAGGTACTAACAAAATTTGGTTGTAACACGGCGTATGGCACATGCGTCGTTAGCGGTCTGGTGACGTTAAAGGGGACAATCCACTCCTTGCTCGAGCAAACAAACCAGGTAGCCGGAATGTGCAAGTCAATGATGACGCTGATAAGACGCCTAACCAGCGTGGCGATTCGGTTTGACGCCTGGGAAGAGACCAGGGTGCAACGATGAGGGCATTTATGGAACCGCGACAAAGTGTGGTGCCGTAACTGGCTAAGTGCTCTCAGCGTTGTGGTGAATGCGCAGGCTGATGCGCGAAAGACATTGCAGCTATTGCGGAAAAGAGCTGTTCGGCGGGGCAATTAAACGCCCGTGAGAGTCTGAAATAACCGCAAGCCGGAGATCAGCACCGGTCACCACAACAGCCACTGCTTTGGCAGTACCAGTTTGTACACTTGCTTCCGGCTGGTACCGCTCTTTTTACAAAACAGAGAAGAGCATCACCGGACGACGGGCTCATAACCCAATCCATCCGGGCGGCTGCCACCGCAGGTGTTCTTCTCTGTTTTGTGGAGAAACCAACCGACCTTGCAGGGTCGATATGATGAGGAGCAACAAAATGGCTAGCGAACGCAGTACTGATGTGCAGGCATTTATCGGGGAGCTGGACGGCGGCGTATTTGAAACCAAAATCGGCGCAGTTCTCAGTGAAGTCGCTTCCGGTGTGATGAACACGAAAACCAAAGGTAAGGTCTCGCTCAACCTGGAAATCGAACCGTTTGATGAGAACCGTGTGAAAATCAAACACAAACTCTCATATGTTCGCCCGACTAACCGCGGGAAAATTTCCGAAGAAGACACCACCGAAACACCGATGTATGTCAATCGCGGTGGTCGCCTGACTATTCTGCAGGAAGACCAGGGACAATTACTGACTCTTGCCGGTGAACCTGACGGAAAACTACGCGCAGCAGGTCATTAATATCGTTCTTAATTAACTGATTATTTATCTCATCACTGAATATCTTTATATAGTGAGGACTTATTATGTCTCAGAACTTAGACGCAACCGCAATTAATCAAATCCATGCCCTTATTTCTGCTCAGGGTGTTAATGAAATTATCAGTAAGATTGGTGCCGATGCTGTGGCATTGCCTGAGAATTTCCGCATTCATGATCTGGAAAAATTTAATTTAAATCGCTTCCGTTTCCGTGGTGCGCTTTCCACTGCCAGCATCGATGACTTTACCCGTTATTCTAAAGATCTTGCAGATGAAGGCACCCGCTGCTTTATCGATGCCGATAATATGCGTGCCGTCAGTGTGCTTAACCTGGGTACTATTGATGAACCAGGTCACGCAGATAACACCGCCACTCTCAAACTGAAAAAGACAGCACCGTTTTCTGCTCTGTTGTCTGTTAATGGCGAGCGTAACTCCCAGAAGTCACTGGCAGAATGGATTGAAGACTGGGCCGACTACCTTGTGGGCTTTGATGCTAATGGTGACGCCATTCAGGCAACAAAAGCGGCTGCGGCTGTCCGTAAAATCACGATTGAAGCAAACCAGACCGCTGATTTTGAAGATAATGACTTCAGCGGCAAACGCTCCCTGATGGAGTCTGTCGAAGCGAAGACCAAAGACATTATGCCTGTGGCATTTGAATTTAAATGCGTTCCGTTTGAAGGTCTGAAAGAACGTCCGTTTAAATTACGCCTCAGCATTATCACTGGCGATCGTCCTGTACTGGTTCTGCGCATTATTCAGCTGGAAGCGGTGCAGGAAGATATGGCTAACGAATTTCGTGATCTGCTTGTTGAGAAATTCAAGGACAGCAAAGTAGAAACCTTTATTGGTACTTTCACCGCCTGATTTCATTACTGCAAATGCCCCTGCGGGGGCATTTATGGAAACGTAATTAACTCAATAATCGCCGGATGGTGAGGGATTCTTTTTACCAGAATTCAGCGCGGTGCAGCGCATATACGTGGAGAACAAAATGTCATTTATCAAAACTTTTTCTGGGAAGCATTTTTATTATGACAGGATAAATAAAGACGACATCGTGATTAACGATATCGCGGTTTCCCTTTCAAATATCTGTCGCTTTGCCGGTCATCTTTCTCACTTCTACAGCGTCGCCCAACATGCGGTTCTTTGCAGCCAGCTGGTGCCGCAGGAATTTGCTTTTGAAGCGTTAATGCATGATGCAACAGAAGCGTATTGCCAGGATATTCCCGCTCCACTGAAACGCCTTCTTCCTGACTATAAACGGATGGAAGAAAAAATAGACGCCGTAATCCGTGAGAAATACGGGTTACCCCCGGTTATGAGCACGCCTGTGAAATATGCCGATCTCATCATGCTGGCAACCGAACGCCGCGATCTCGGGCTTGATGATGGCTCTTTCTGGCCAGTACTGGAAGGTATCCCGGCAACAGAAATGTTCAAAGTTATTCCACTGGCTCCGAGCCATGCCTACGGGATGTTTATGGAGCGCTTTAACGAGTTATCGGAGTTACGCACATGCGCATGAATGTTTTCGAAATGGAAGGGTTTCTTCGCGGGAAATGTGTACCACGAGATCTGAAAGTGAATGAAACAAATGCTGAATATCTGGTGCGTAAATTTGCTGAAGCGGAGGCCAAGATTTTGGCTCTGTCCGAAGACCAACAGAAAGCGATTGAGTCAATTAAGCAGGCTGATGCAGCTGTTAAGTTGGCACACGAGAAGTTTTCGGCGCTGGCGGCGGAGAATGCGGGGCTGAAACACGCAATGGCCGTAACTCTTGAGCATGTGTCGGTCACGGATGCAGGGCAGGCTGGTGTTGCTGCAATGATTATCAACGATGCCCTACACCACAGCGAAACTCCAGCCACCGATGCTTTCCTGGCTGAAATTCGTGCGGAAGCACGCAACGAGGGGATTAACTATACCGCAAGCCGTCTTGCTGCTGCTTTCAATCACGGATTTATCAATAAGTCTTTACGTGAAGTTTTCGACGTTTACACGTCATGATTCTGTCAGCGAAAGAAGAGTTGGCTAATGAACCACACCCGATTGATGGCCTGTCCGGTGAATATGCGGAGAAATCCCTAGAAG